GAGTAACCAGCTGTAGTTTTTGAGCGCCATGGCTAAACACGCAATTTGTGCCACTGTAGTGCTAACCGCCAGCTTGGGTTGCTGGTGGTTGTGGCGTGGGGGGGCTGCCCGCCTTCACGCCCGAGAGATGGCCCGCGACTTGGTCGATGGTCATCTCGAATCTGACGAGGGCACCGCTGAGCAAAGCCTAATTGCTCACGAGGGGGATGCTGACCCCGTTACTGGTATTAACAGCAATAAGGCGTTGCCGCCTGCTCGAGCACTACGAAGGAAGTATGTGCATTCAGTTGTGTCTGAAATTAAGAGTAAGATGGGAACGCCGACCAACACTGAGGCCAATCGTTTGGTCGTGCGCCGTATGGCACACGACATTATGAGAGACCATGGGATGCGGTATACCGCCATCAAAGCCGCGATCGAGCTCACTATTGCTAGTGTGTTCATGGTCGATAGCTATGAAATGGAGGCTAAGGAGTACACTGCGTTAGTTGGGGACCGGTCTAGAACTGGTTGGAGCTCTTGGTGGGGTTGGACCACCAAGAGCTCCCAGTTCTGAGGGGGTCTGGTGAGGTTACCGGGGGTGTCACATCGCATTGCGCTGCAGCACCCTAACCTCTCGGTAACGGACCACCAGCAAACCCCCAAGAAAAAGGAGCGTATGTTGCATTGTGTAGGCAACATCGCTCCTGAGGTCAATCTCCGGGTTAATAACCCGGACATACACACGCTTGAAGCCGCACTACTGACGCGAATGCTGATGTGTGAGGTGAATGGCGAATTCGTCGAACCGCCCCTACCTACCGCGAATATGGTGGAGCAAAGACTAAGCGACTTTAAGTCGCGCCTTGGGTACGTGACAGCCACCCCCAATACCCTCGAACAAGTTGTCGAGTCGTATAGTGGTCGAAAACGTAGTATCTATGAGCGCGCCTGTGCTAGTCTAGCTCGGAAGCCCTTGAGCCGTCGTGATAGTGTGAGTGTGGCGTTCGTCAAGCCAGAGAAGGTGCCCCCAAACAAGGCACCGCGCTGCATCCAACCACGTGATCCGAGGTATAACCTCCACGTGGGAAGGTATCTCAAGCATGTTGAGCACCGTCTATACAAGCGGATTGCGAGAGTGTTTGGTGAT